GTTGGCTTCTTGTTCTACCCCCCACTCCATCGCTGCGTTGGAGTAAGTCTTGGCAGGCTGGCCGGTCATCCTCTCCACGACCAGTTGGGCCTGGTAGTTCTCCCGATCTGCTGAATAACCAGTCTTGGTCTTTGCCATGACCTTATAAACAGAGGAAGCGGTGACCTTCCCGGCCCGTTGAGCGAACCACTCTGGTGTGCGTTGTTCCATTACGCTTCATCCTCGTCTTTTCCAGCAACATCAATTTGCAACTCTGATCCAAAAATCAATGCTATTTCGTCAAATCCAACTTTGGCATCGCGCAAAGTTTTAAGAATCTCGTTGCATCTATCGGCCATCGGGGTTATTTCTTCCCACAACTTACGACCACGCTCTACGGTTTCGTTGTATTCGCGCTCAAGCTCACGAGCTTCTTTGATTTTCACTTTGCGGCTCCTTTCATTGCTGCGTCTTTCAGGCTCTTCTGGTTGCGAGTCCAGAACCTAGCTTTAGCTGCAGACACCGGGATCTTCTTGAACTCTGCCTCTAGAACAGAAATGCCTTCCATTGCTGCGCCACGAAGGTTGTCCAGATGCTCATCTTCAAACGCCTGGTCTTCGCTTGGCAGGACTTCGTGCGTATGGTTCTCGGTGTCGTTATCGCCTTCTGTTGGGATGGCGAAGGCCTGGAATGCTGCGTACTTGTATGCCGCGCTCATGGCCTTGTTTGTGGCCTTGTCGCCCGAGTCCATCGCCTCACCAAATGTTTTGATGGTGTGCTTCGATCCATCCTCAGAAGAGACCAGATCAAACTCCATCTCTACGGTGATGAAGAACAGATTCCCACCGTTGTTTGACTTGCGCTCCACACACTGTCGTGAGAGCACTCGAGGCAGGATACACAGACCATGCTTCGCCAGAAGCGGAGAGATGGTGTTGTAGACATCATCAATGCCTCGGAAGTTGTATCCGTTGCCTTGGGGGTTTCTGCGGCTCTTGGTGATGCCGATGGAAGCCAGTTCAGCCTGGACTGCGTTGATTGCTTTGTAGACGATCATAGGAAGAAGAAAAAGAAGGTTGCACCACAGAGACCGAGGAAGATGGCAAAGAGCACATCCATTGCTCCAGAACGGCGAGCTTCGATCTCTTCCTCGCGGGGACGGTATGCGTATCTCATTGCGGTCCTTTCACGACTGCCCAGTAATCGGCTGACTCGACGAGGCCGGTGTAGGCATCACGGAAAGCCTCGCCATCCCAGTCACCCCAGAACACCTCACCCTTGTAGTAAAGGAGAAGCCCAATCTCTTCAGGAGGATCAGCTTCTGTGAGCTTGTTCCAAACGATGGTCTCGCACTCCTCAGAAGGAGGAAAGGCATCGTCGTAGGCCCACAGCTTTCCTTCAGGACCGCATCGGCCATGAAGTGCTCGGACGGTGGTGCAGAACATGGGATTGGTCTGCCCCGTCACGAAGTCGATCTTTTGGGTGTCTGGGTGGCCGCACTGAGAGAACGCTGACGGCTCTCTCTCTGAATGGATGTAGTGCTGGCACCGATTGCAGGGAAGGATCTTCATTTGTCGCTCCAGAGACCGCGAAATAGCGGCATGGGTGTGACTATAAGCGGTCTTATGGGCATGAGAACTAGGACTTTCCCTAAGTTCCCTTATGTAAACCTCGCTTACACTTAAGCGGGGCCAGGAACGGGTTAGCTCCGTGCGGCCTGGTATCACGAATTATCAGCAGGCAGCCACTCTGCTTTATGAGAGCTGGCCCCACCCAAGGAAAGACATGGACAAGAAAGACCTGATCCAGAAGGCCGGTGGTGTTACGGCTCTGGCGAAGTTGCTAGGGATCAAACCACCTGCTATCTACCAATGGAAGGCCGTCCCGCAGCTTCGGCTTCTCCAACTCAAAGAGCTGCGTCCTGAATGGTTTGAGGTGAAAGAATGAAAAAACTCGCTGTGATCTGCTCCCTGCTTCTTCTGGGGGCGAATGCCCATGCTGCTTGCACGACTCACACAATGATCGTCAACGGCAAGATCATTACTTGCACGACCTGCTGCCACGGCCAAGAGCCGTACAGGACTTGCACGACCACTTGCAACTGATGTAAAGTGTTGCGAAACCCGGCTAGGGAGGAAGTCATGAGCCTCCCGAAAAGCGAACTCCTCCCGCCTGCCGTTGGTTTCCTTTAGGGGGATGTTGGAGTTGAGATGCATTACTACCAGCACCACATCGGTGACTTCATCAAGGCCACCTCGCGCCTTTCTGATGCCCAGGCAATGGCCTATCTTCGGCTGCTCTGGATGTACTACGACAGCGAAAAACCGCTGCAAAACAACCCGAAGGTCCTAGCGTTTCAACTTGGGATCAGTCAGGAAGAAGTCGAGCTACTTCTCCACAGCTTTTTCACACTTGAAGAAGATGGCTGGCATCAAACGAGATGTGACCAAGAGATCGCTGAATACCGAGCGTTTTTGGAGAAAAAGTCCAACGCCGGTAGAGCATCTGCTGAACGCAGGAAGAACAACAGTTCAACAGGTGTTGAACAGGTGTTGAACGAGTGTGCAACTGATGTTCAACTAACCACTAACCAACAACCACTAACCACTAACCATAAACCAAAGGTTAAGCGCGGAACGCGCTTTGATCCACAGGCTTATCTCACTCCGGAGTGGTGGAGCTTCTGCAAAGACGAGAGGCCAGATCTAAACGCGAAAGAGGTGTTTGCTTCCTTCAAGGACTACTGGATCGCCCAAGCGGGTCAGAAGGGCGTGAAGTTGGACTGGGATGCGACCTGGCGCAACTGGGTTCGGAATCAAAAGATGAAGCCCGGAACACAGCTCACCGTCCCAAGCCGTCCTGAGCGAGATCCTGCGCTGGTTAAGTTGGACGAGGACCGTAAGAAGCGAGAGCAGATCCCGCTTGAGATTCGTCAGCAACTCCAAACAATTCTGAGGCGGTAATGTGGTTGATATCAAAAGCCCTTTACGAGAGCTTGCACTCTTCGCAGGAGCAGGAGGTGGAATCCTTGGAGGAAAGCTCCTTGGATGGCAAACCGTCTGTGCAGTTGAGTGGGAGCCATACGCAGCTTGCGTACTTGCCGCCCGACAAAATGACGGACTTCTCCCGCCTTTCCCGATTTGGGATGACATTCAAACCTTTGACGGCAGACCGTGGCGAGGCATTGTTGATGTCGTTTCGGGAGGCTTTCCATGCCAGGACATTTCAGCAGCAGGAAAAGGCGCAGGAATTGATGGCGAGCGAAGCGGAATGTGGCGAGAAATGGCACGGGTCATTCGTGAAGTACGACCACGATTCGTCTTTGTGGAGAACTCACCAATGCTCACTTCTCGGGGACTTGGAACCGTTCTCGGAGACTTGGCCGAGCTGGGGTTTGATGCGCGATGGGGAGTGCTGGGAGCAGCAGATGTCGGCGCGCCGCATCAGAGAGACCGGATCTGGATTGTGGCCCACTCCCGTGAAATCGGACGCAGCGGCCAGGAGGCCAAGCAAGGGATGGAAGGGGGATTCCGATCTTCCATCGGTTGTGTGGACGAGAAGTGGTGGCGCAGAGAACCCGAGCAAACCTCCCGCGAGATTGAACCCGGAATGGGTGGCTTGGTTGATGGGGTGGCCTCTCGGATGGACGAGCTTGCGGCCCTTGGAAATGGGCAAGTCCCCTTGTGTGCTGCAACCGCATGGAGAGAATTGAGTGAACTACTTTGAAGCCCACAAACTTCTGAATGAGGTCAAAGATGGAACCAACCACTCCACAGAACTCATCACCCATGCCCTATACCTCACAGGAGACCTGGAGGATGGAATGCGAGGCACGGGAATGGATTCGGATGTTCAACGACATCAAAGCCACGAAGGGCCTCGAAGCAGCATCGGGGTGGTGGGGAAACACAATATCTAATATCGAGAAAAGACGGGGCAAAGATTCAGCCGAGCAATTACGGAGAAAAATGAATGAGCTTCGTAGTATTCACCGTTGAAGGCCCACCTCAAGGCAAAGGACGACCCCGGTTCAGACGGGCTGGGAACTTCGTCACCACCTACACCGATCAGAAGACCAAGACCTACGAAGCCACGATCAAGGCCTGGGCACAGCGCGCAATGGGGTCAGCAAAGCCCCTAGAAGGGCCTGTGAGCGTTGATCTCTACATTCGGTGCTCCGTGCCCGCCTCGTTCTCCAAACGCCGCAGAGAGGCCTGCTTGATGAATGAAGAATTCCCTACAAAACGCCCGGATATAGATAACTCGGTCAAGGCGGTGTTGGATTCTATGAATGGAATAGTATATAAAGACGATATTCAAGTGGTTCGGTTATCTGCAAAAAAGGTTTATTCGTTGGTTCCTGGAATAGATATTTGTGTGGTGCAAATATGAACGCAAACGCAGCGGTGGACTTCATTATTAGAAACGCAGGGGATTACTCCAAAGCCAAAGCACAAAGGGTTTTTTTAGAGGAGTTCAGAAAGACGAAGAAAGCCCTGCTAATGAAAGACGCAATGGCGAAGTACGAAGCCGCCAATGCTCAAGAGCGAGAGGCTTATGCACACCCGGAGTACCAAGAACTCCTCAAAGGCCTGCAGGAAGCCATAGAGATTGAGGAAGAGCTGAAGTGGAAGCTGGAGGCTGCAAGGATGAGGGTAGACATCTGGAGGTCAGAGGAAGCCTCCGCACGAATGCAAGTAAGGGCCACAGAATGATCCCCAAGCAAACTTACATCCGAAGCCAAGCACTCCTTAAAGCCGTGGCGGGGCTGCAGTGTCAATGCTGTGGGCATGAGAACTCCCAAGCCGCACACTCGAACTGGTCAGGCGGGAAGGGAAAGGGAATCAAGGCTTGCGACACCCACATCGCTGCCTTATGCCTCAAGTGCCACTGGGAGATCGACCAGGGAAACAAACTGACCAAGGACGAGCGAAAGCAGAAGTGGCTTGCTGCTCATAAGCGGACGGTCCAAGAGCTTCAGAGGCAGGGAAAATGGCCTATTGACATTCCTGTTCCCGATATAGAATTCTGATACCCTTCATCGCAGTTGTCGGGTTGGGGCTTCGGCCCCTATTTTTTGGAGCACTCATGTTCACCAAAGCCAAAGCCAAAGAGATGCAGGAGTATCTCAACCGCAACAAGCGCAAGTACCACGAGACCAAACCAATGAAGGCCTACAAGATGGCTGATGAGTTTGGCAAGGGGTACGAGGCCATCGAGATGCAGAAGGTCAAGAAGAAATGAAGTGCCCCATCGCCACCCAGGACATCCATGTAAACCTCGAGAACCGCAATCACGCTTTCGAGGAGTACGGCTACGGGCCTGCAAATCCCGAGCTGGACAACGAGGAGTTCTGGGCAGAGCGAGCAGAGGAATGGAACACCTCTCCAGACAATGCAAAGACAATGCGCTGCGGGAACTGTTCGGCCTTCATTCAAACGCCTGAGATGATGGGGTGCATCATTGGCGGGATTCAGAAAGAGGAATCCGATGACGAGACCTACGCACCGGAGGTGGTGGACTCGGCAGACCTGGGATATTGCGAACTCTTCGAATTCAAGTGTGCAGCAGACCGGACCTGTTCAGCCTGGCTGACGGGTGGCCCGATCACCAAGATGACTGACAAGCGCAAGCAGATGCTTGCAATCGCTAAATACGAAGCCAGAAAGGGCGAGTATGAAAACGAAAGCGGAGAAGAAGATCTCGAAGGTGATGACTGAGTACGGCAAGGGCAAGCTCAAGAGCAGCTCAGGCCAGAAGGTCACCAATCCGAAGCAGGCAATCGCCATTGCTCTTTCCGAAGCCAAAAGGAAGAAGAAATGAAAGGCCTGTACGCAAACATCCACGCCAAGCGTGAGCGGATCGAAAAGCAAAAGGCCGCAGGCAAGACTCCTGAGCGCATGAGGAAGCCCGGAACGAAGGGTGCCCCGACT